TAAAAAATAAAATCAAATAAAATGTCAGAATACTAATATTCTGACATTTTTTATTAAATTTTTCAAATTTCTTTAGTATAATAATTGTAACATGGCTAAAAAAGAAAAACAAACTGAACAAGTTGTTGATACTAATGATGTTGCCGGTTTTACTGACGATCTTATTAAATCATTAAATAAAGAATTTTCACAAAGAGTTGCATATAATCTTTCTGTTGATGAAGCACCGACAATTGTAAAACGTTGGGTATCAACAGGATGTGTGCAATTAGATTATATTATTGCAAATAAAAAAGGAGGTGGATTACCTGAAGGCAGAATTATTGAAATATTTGGTCCACCTTCAAATGGCAAATCACACATCGCATTACAGGTATGTAAATCAACCCAAAAAATGGGTGGAATTGTTGTTTACATAGATACTGAAAATGCAACAAGCATTGAAAATCTTGCTTCAATGGGAATTGATGTTTCAAAACGATTTGTTTATGTAGAATCAAGTTGTACAGAAGAAGTGTTTTCAATTATTGAATCAACGGTCATTAAGGCAAAACAATTAAAAAAAGATGTTCCAATTACAGTTGTTTGGGATTCAATCGCTGCAACTTCACCAAAGGCTGAAATTGAAGGTGATTATGATCAACAAACAATTGGTCTACAGGCAAGAGTTCTTTCTAAAGGATTTAGAAAAATTACTGGTGTTATTGGAGATAATAACGTAACACTTCTTTGTCTTAATCAAACAAGATTAAAAATAGGTGTAATGCATGGTGATCCAACTTGTGTAGACCCATATAAAACAAAAATAAAAATTAGATATGAATTAGAATCATAATCAATAGAACATACCTGGTATAGTAATGCTTAGATTTTTGGATCTAAAACGACAATACCAGGTATGTTTAAATATGAATTTAAAATAAAAAATTTAAAGCCTATTTTTATAATAAAATTGATAACTGATAAAAAAGTTTTAAATTGTGAAGCTATTGTTCTTTGGGAAAATGAGATTTATAATACAGAAGTATTGTATAAAAAAAATAAGGGAAATTGCAAATGAAAAAAATAATTGAAGAAGAAATAACACTATATGAATTTGCTGATAGATTCTTGAATCTTCAAGATATGAAAACATCTGGAAACTATGACATCTCAAATCTTGATATTAAAATTTTAAGTTTTGATGGTGAAAAAGAAGTCTACAAACCATTAACTAATTTTGTCGTTAAAGAAGGTGTTGATAAAACATATGTTCTTGGTGATTTAAGAGGAACGTCTGAACATAAAATTTTAGTAAATGGTGAATATAAACCATTAAAAGATTGTGAAAATGTTCAAATTTTAAATGAAAAAATGGACGTTGTTGACGTATCAGTTGATGAAACTAATTGCTATGTTGCAAATGGATTTATCAATCATAATACAACAAATGGGGGTTTAGCATTACCTTTTCATGCTTCAGTTAGAATTCAACTACACGGTGGTTCTAAAGTTGAAGATAAAGACGGTAATATAGTTGGTATTAATGTTACTGCTAAAACAGTAAAAAATAAAGTTGCTGCACCCCATCGTAGAGCAGAGTTTAAGATTATGTTTGGTCAAGGTATTGATGAAACAGAAGAATTATTTGATCTTTTACGATTAGCAGGTCCTAAAGAAATAGGCGATCACAAAATTTGTGTATCAGGTGATGGTGCATGGAAATTATTTTCAGTTTCAAATTTAAAAACAGGCGAAGTTTTGGTAGAAGAAAAATTTTATAAAGCTAAATTTGGCGAATTACTTTCAAAAAAAGAATATAAAAAATATTTTGCTGATCTTATAGATGTAATGCTTGTTAAACAATTATATGTTGCAAGTGAAGAGAACGATGATGAACCAGAATCAAACTAATTTTTCAGGTAAAAAAATACTTTTAATTGATGGTCTTAATGCATTTACTAGAAATTTTGCTGCATACCCACAGTTAGATAAAAATGGTTTATCAATTGGGGGTGTTATAGGAACATTAAAGACATTAAAAAAAGTGTTATTATTATCAGGTTGTAATATGGTTGTATTTTGTTGGGAAGGTGGCGGGTCATCCCGGCGACGAGCACTATACCCTGATTATAAAGCAACAAGAAAACCAGAAAAATTAAATAGATTTTATGAAGATGACATTCCTGAAACAGAAGAAAATAGGAATAGACAAGTAAAACTTCTTATTTCTATTTTACGTCATTTACCTATTTGTCAAATTTATGTTGAAGATGCTGAAGCAGATGATACAATAGGATATTTATGCACTCATAAATTTAAAGATAATGAAAAAATAATTGTATCATCAGATAAAGATTTTTATCAATTAGTTGATGAAAAAACAACGATTTATAGTCTTCATAAAAAACAATTTCTTAACGAAAAATATATTCTTGATGAATTTCGTATAACATCACAAAATTTCGCGCTTGCAAAATCATTATGTGGTGATGTATCTGATAATATTAAAGGTGTTAAAGGGTTAGGTTTTAAAACTGTTGCTAAAAAATTTCCAATGTTATCACTTAAAGATTCATATCTTATACAAGATTTAATTTCATATTCATGTGTAAGAATTAAAGAATCTGTAATTTATAAAAAAGTCACAGAAAGCGAAGATTTAATAAGATTGAATTGGCGTCTAGTATATTTAAATGGTACAATGTTATCAGCGCAACAAATAGCTAAAATAGATTCAAGATTAGATGCCTGGAAACCTGGATTAAATAAAATTTCATTCGTAAAACAATTATATACATTCTATAATCCAGATTTTGATATAGATTCATTTATTTACCCGTTTAATTCTTTACTTTCTTAAGTTGTTCTTTTTAAGTTTATAGAATATAATGTTTAATTAGGAATTAATTAATGTCTATACAGACTACAGGCTTTGCATCATATGGTAAGTCATTTCAAGAAAAAATCATTCAAGCTTTATTAGTTGATAAACAATTTGCAGAACAAATGCTTGAAGTAATGAATGTTGAGTATTTTGAATTAAAACATTTACAATATTTGGCAGGCAAATATTTCACTTATTCAAAAAAATATAAAGATTTTCCAACTTTAAATCTATTAGTAACAATTATTAAAGATGATTTAAAGAATGGTTCAGATATTATTCTACGTGATCAAATAATAGAATTACTACAAAGAATAAAATCAAATCCTGATTTTGGTGATCTTCCTTATATTAAAGAAAAGTCACTTGATTTTTGTAGAAAACAGGCGTTAAAATCAGCGCTTGAAAAAGCAGTTGATCTTGTTTCAACTGAAAAATATGAAAGTATTGTAGAAGTTATAAGAAATGCTGTTTCAGTTGGCACAACACCTTCAGTTGGACATGATTTCGTAAATGATTTTGAATCTAGATTTATTAAAACAAAAAGAGAAGCCGTACCTACCGGTATTGAACAATTAGACAAAAAGGATATATTACAAGGTGGTCTTGGGAGAGGTGAATTAGGTTGTGTAAGTGCAGCAACAGGTGTTGGAAAATCACATTTTCTTGTTAATCTTGGATGTAATGCCATGCGTGCTGGTAAAAATGTACTTCATTATACATTTGAATTAAGCGAAACTGCCGTTGCAATTAGATACGATTCAAATCTTTGTGATGTAAATTCAAATGAAGTTCTAGATAAAAAACAAGAAATTATTAAAAAATACTCTGAAATTAAATTAGGTAGACTTTTTATTAAGGAACACCCAACATCTACATGTACAGTTCATATGATAAGAAATCATGTAGAAAAACTTTCATTAAAAGGTTTTATTCCCGACGTAATCCTTATAGATTATGCTGATATTATGAGATCATCTAGACAATTTGATTCATTACGACATGAATTAAAATTAATTTATGAAGAATTACGTGGTTTAGCGTCAGAGCTACAACTTCCTATTTGGACAGCGTCACAAACAAATAGGGATGCATCAAATAGTGAAATTGTTGGTTTAGAATCAATGAGTGAAGCTTACGGCAAAGCAATGATTGCAGACGTTATTTTAACAATATCAAGAAGATCACATGAAAAAGCAAGTGGACAAGGTAGGTTGTTTGTTGCCAAAAACAGAGCCGGTCGTGATGGAATCGTATTTCCAATTTTAATTGATACATCAAGATCGTTCTTTAAAATTACTGGTGATAATATTACATTGGATAATGCAATAGAAGAAGATCAAAATACAATGAAACAAGCTCTTAGAAATAAATGGCAAGAATTACAAAAAGAAGATGTCATTATAAAGAAATTAGATTAATTTAAAGGAAAATATAATAATGAATAAAATTTATTCCCAAGAAGAAGCGCTTAAAGCATCAGTAGATTATTTCAACGGCGATTCACTTGCTGCCGATGTCTGGGTAAAGAAGTATGCATTAAGAAATGAAAATGGTGAACTATTTGAATATACACCATCTGATATGCACAAGAGATTGGCTGGTGAATTTGCGCGTATTGAAGCAAATTACCCTAATCCAATGTCAGAAAATGAAATTTATGATCTTTTAAAAAAGACCGATCAGGATGATCTTGGTATGGGTTATATAATCCCACAAGGTTCGCCTATGTCAGCAATTGGTAATCCTTATAAGTTGCAATCTCTTTCAAATTGTTTTGTTATACCATCACCTCAAGATAGCTATGGAGGTATTTTATATACTGATCAACAACAAGTACAGATTATGAAACGTCGAGGCGGCGTTGGGTTTGATATTTCTACAATTCGCCCAAAAGGTCTTTTAACAGCAAATGCCGCAGGCACAACAGATGGTATTGGCGTGTTTATGGAACGTTTCTCAAATACATGTAGAGAAGTTGCCCAGGGTGGAAGAAGAGGCGCTTTAATGATTACTATTTCTATAGTACATCCAGAAATTGAAACTTTCATTAATATTAAAAGAGATCTTAAAAAAGTTACTGGTGCAAATATTTCTATTAAATTATCAGATGCATTTATGGATGCTGTTAAAAATAATGATAATTTTACATTACAATGGCCTGTTGATGTACCTGTAGAAAAAGCAAAAATTACAAAAATTGTAAAAGCAAAAGATATGTGGGATCAAATAATTGATGCTGCGTGGACATCAGCAGAACCTGGTTTATTATTTTGGGATAATGTTAAAAAACAAACTCCTGCAGATGCATATGAATCAAAAGGCTATGGTTCTATAAGTACAAACCCGTGCGCAGAACTCGTTTTAAGTGCATTTGATTCATGTAGATTATTAGTTCTTGATTTATCAAAATTTATTGATAAACCATTTAGTCATAATGCAACGTTTAATTTTGATAAATTTAATAATTTTTCAATTAAGGCACAAAGATTAATGGATGACCTTGTCGATTTAGAGATCGAGGTTGTAGATAAAATAATAGAAAAAATAAAAACTGATCCAGAACCTGATGATGTTAAATTAATTGAGTTAAATTTATGGAATTCAATTAAATCTGCAGCTTCTGGCGCTCGTAGAACCGGATTAGGAATAACTGCACTTGGTGATGCATTAGCAATGCTTAATATTAAATATGGAAGTGATGCTTCAATAGAAATGACAGAAAAGATTTATAAATCACTTTCTCTTGCTGCATATAGATCTTCAGTAATAATGGCAAAAGAAAGAGGAACATTTCCAGCATATGAATATGAACTTGAAAAAGATCATCCGTTTATTAATAAGGTTATGAATCTTGACGATAAATTAAAAAATGATTGGAAGTTATATGGTCGTAGGAATATTGCGTTAACTACGACCGCACCCGCCGGGTGTGTCGAGAAAAATACATTGCTTAAAACAGATCACGGTGATTTAACGATACAAATGTTATTTGAAAAAAATGGAATTAATATTTCAGATTTAAAAGATATGAATAATATTTGGTTTGATGCAATTTCAAATATTAAAATTATGGATATTAATGGCGAATATCAAAAAATATCTAAACTGTATTGGAACGGTAAAGTTTCTTCTAAAGAATTTACTTTTTCTAATAAAGAAAAAATTAAAACATCATTAACACATAAATTTTTAGTAAAAATATCCAGTACAACAGCTAAATGGGTATCCGCATCTGAATTAAAAATTGGTGATAAAATTTTATCAATAAAATAATAAGTGACCACTGCTCTAATATATAATTATATGAGCAGTGGTCATAATATAAATATAAAATTGTATCCTACAAAATGGGCAGAATATGTTGAAAAATTTGGAGAAGAAATTGCAAAAGAAAAATATTATGCATTTTGTAGATCTTTTTGTCTTGAAAAATATCAATTAAAATATGGCGTTGAAAAAGGTGTAAAGCTTTTTAATGAAAAAAAATCATCAATAAAAAGAGGTGTAACCTTAGAAAGGTATACTAAAAAGTATGGTTTGGAAGAAGGTACCAAGAAATATAACGAATGGAAATCTTCAATAAGTGGCTCATTAGAAACATATATTAAAAGATATGGTGAAGAATTAGGAACAAAAAAATATAATGATTTTTGTAAAAAATGTTCAGATGCAGTTATAAAAGCAAAAGCAGATGAAAATTCAACATATAATAAAAGAATTATTACAGTATCATATGATTATTTTTTAAAAAAAGCAAATGGCGATGAAATATTAGCATATCAGTTTTTAAAAAACAGACAGTCTAACTCAAAATTAGAAGATTTTATTAAAAGATATGGTGATGAAGAGGGTAAAAAAAGATACCAAAACGTTAATATGAAAAAAGCAATTACATTAGAAAATATGATTAGAGTACATGGTGAAAATTTAGGTCATGAAAAATATGAAAAATGGTACTTTAACACTGGGAAACATTCTACATTACAATCTTTAATTGATAAACATGGTCATGATGATGGCACTAAAATTTATGCAGAGATAAATTCTAAAAAAGCAATTACATTAGAAAATATGATTAGAGTACATGGAAAAGAATTAGCATTAGAAAAATATGAACAATGGAAAAAAAAGATATTATCTAGTAATAAAAGATATTCTAAAGGTGGGTTTTTATTTTGCAAAGAGTTACATCAATTATTAATTCAAAACCTAAATAATGAAACGCCTTATTATGGTGATAACGAATATTCTGTAGTGTATAAAAAAGAAGATGTAATAAAACAATACTTTCCAGATTTTTTAATTAAATCACAAAAAATTATAGTTGAATATTATGGTGATTATTGGCATCGCAATCCGGAAAAATATTCTGGAGAGCAGGCAGAAAAAATTTGGGAATTAGACAAACAAAGAATTTATAATTTAAATGAATTAGGGTATAAAGTTTTTTATGTTTATGAGTCTGATATAACAAAAAATTATAAAAATACAATTGAATTATTATTAAAGGAAATAAATGAATCATGGAAATAATTGATATTACAAATTTAAATTTACAAGAAGTTGAAATTACAAATATTGATGATTGTATAATTGAAACTATGGATATAGAAGTTCCAAATGGGCATCATTATGTGCTTTCTTCAGGTATTATAAGTCATAATTCTGTCTCAACACTTACACAAACAACATCTGGGATTGAACCTGTTTTTATGACATCTTATAAACGCAGAAGAAAATTAAATCCAAATGATATAGAATCAAAAGTTGATTTTGTTGATCAACTTGGTGATAAATGGCAGGAATATATAGTTTATCACCATTCTTATCGTAAATGGTTGGATTCACAAGAAATTTTAAATGATCCAACCCAACAACAAATTGAACGATCTCCTTATTATGGCGCAACTGCAAATGAAATTGATTGGGTAAAGTCGATTGATTTAATGTCTTCAGCACAAAAATGGATATGTCATTCACTTAGTAAAACTGTGAATTTACCAAATTCAGTTACGCAAGATGAAGTCGCCGCTGTTTATATGAGAGGTTGGGAATCTGGGTGTAAAGGTGTAACAGTTTATCGAGATGGTTGTAGAACCGGTGTTCTTGTTTCTATTGATGAAAAAAAAGAAAATAAGAATGAAATAAAATTTGAACAACGATTTGCTCCAAAACGTCCTGAATCATTGGAATGTCATGTTCATAGGGTTGTTGTAAGATCTGGGGATGTTACAGAATCATATCTTGTGTTTGTTGGTATGTTAGATGGCAAACCTTATGAAATTTTCTGTGGGCCTTCTGGTAATATAGATGTACCTAAAAAAGCAAAACATGGACAGATTATAAAGAAAACTCGTAAAGATGGAAATTCAAAATATGATTTAATCATTCCTATTGGCGATGATGATTCACTTACTTTACGAGATATTGTTTGTCTTTTTGATAGCCCAAATGATGGTGCTCTTACAAGAACAATTTCATTAGCCCTCAGACATGGTGCACCAGTACAATATATTGTTGAGCAACTTCAAAAAGATAAACGAAGTGATATGCAATCATTTAATAGAGTAGTTGCTAGAGTTCTTAAAAATTATATTCCAAATGGAACAACATCTTCAGATAAAAAATGTTATGAATGTAGTTCAGAGAATGCGTTAGTTTATAAAGAGGGTTGTGTATCATGTATACAATGTGGAAATTCAAAATGTGGATGATTTAGAAATAAACTGTGAATAAAAATCAGGGCGATCGCCCTGATTTTTATTTGTATAATTTTTTAAAAGTTTCTTTTGTAATCCCATAATCAAGAAGAGCAAGAGAACCATCTTTTTTAATTCCCCACGATGAAGTTTTTGCTATATCTCCTTCAAGAAGACCTTTATATCTTTTTAAAAATGATTTAAAATTTTCTATAAAATTATTATTATTTGATTTTAAATTTGTTTTATTTTGAGTTACGTTATTGTGAGAAACTGTCACATTATTACTATCATTAGAATCAATTCCAAGTGCACTTCTAATTTTTTCCCAAGGAATACCGATTATTTCTTCTGCTCGTACTTCTTCGCCATCATTAAGTGGGTTTAATCTTTCTGCTATAACCCAAGAAAAGTTAACATCATCATATTGATAAACACTAGCCAGTATTTTATGTGCAAAAGGATCCTTACCAGCAAATGCTTCTATTTTATTTTGTGCTATTCCCTTTTGATCTATTGCTAATTTAATAACTTTATCATTATCAATTACAAAAACTCTTCTTGCACTACCTCTACCAAGAAATGTTAATCCAAACAATTTTGCTGCATCGAACATTGCCCAATATTCATCAGTAGATTTTTCACCATCTTCATCGCGCCATGATCTATAATCTTGAAATGCATCATCAATCCAGTCAAGAGGATCTGTAGATTCTATTACATCGTCCATTGATTCAAGAATAAGAGCTCTTATATATTTTTTTAATAATTTCATTTTAAAATTTTATTTATATTATAATTATTATGTTAAAATTAAATATTATAAACATAGGAAGAAGTATGAAATTAACAATTAAATATCTTAGAAGAATTATTAAAGAAGAATTCGCTGGATCCAGTGAACAAATTAGACAAAAGATATCAAGATTTGATCCTGATATGTCAGCTGATCAATTATATTTTAATACAGACACCGGAAAACCAGAACTTTTAAGACATCAAATGTTTGGCTCTTCACCTTTACATACTAATCCTAAAAAACATTCAAGTCATTATGATGAATGGAATTATTCACCTAACGATTATTCACCTGATACTATAAAAGCGCCAAACTCTAACGATGATTTAGAATATAATTTTAACAGTAAAATTGAATATCAAAAAGCTATATATAAATTTGTTAATTCTCCCGCCGCCCATGCCGGCGCAGAAAGTTTTTTTTCTAGTTTTCCAAAATGGAAGAGTTGGTCTACAGATCTTGGTATAAGTAGAGATCAAATGAAAGCTAAGGTAAAAGATATGTTAAAAGATGATGATCAAATCCCTTCAACAAAGTCGCCAAACACATTAGCAACATAAGTTTTAAAATATTTAGCAAATTCATAACTAAATTTAATAAGAGATGTATACACTAACCTATGACTTTTATTAAATTCAATAATTACACGTTTTGTAGAAGTCTCAGAAGTCATAAACTGTCCAAAAAAAATAAATTTATTTTTATGTACAGTTTGTAAAGTTTAGATATAGTTAATCTATAACAACAACCCTTTAAGGAGTTATAAAAAAAATGAATAATTTAGTACTATCAATCCTCGCGGCTCTTTCAATAACATCAACAGCATCTGCAACAAATTATGCAATCTTTTTCCATGGCAGAACCCAGCAGAACTGGGGCACCCCGCTCCAGGGCGGCGCGGGCTCAGCCACGACGATCCCAGCCGGTTACACGGCCGTGGACGACACGTCGTGGAACGGCACGGCGCGCATCGACAGCGTGATTCCTTACGCGGCCTACGCGGCAAAGTGCGCGGCACCAAACACGTGCATCATCTACAACTACTCGACGGGCGGCCTTGTGACGCAGCGCCTCGAGCTCTTGACGGCGGCGAAGCCAGTCCACGTGAACTCGTTCGCAAGCGCGGGCGGCGGTTCGGAACTTGCTGACTCGTGCGGCTGGGTTACGCAGTGGGGCTGCTACTACGGCGGCGTCGACGACAACCTGAAGCCAAGCTGGGCCCGCAACGGCGGCAACGCGCTTCAAAACGGCGGCAACGGTTCGACGTGGCACGTGGCCGGCAACGGCTGGAGCTGGCTCGGCGTTGCAACGGCAGCGATCATCAACGGCGACGACGACGGCGCCACGGGCCCGCACTCGAACACGGGTTGCGCCACGTCGGACAGCTTCAGTCTCCCCACGAGCTGCACCTACTCGTGCGGCTTCATGTGGTTGAGCACCTGCGGCGGCCGCAAGTCGAACCACAAGCAGTGGGTTACGGGCGGCTGGACGCACTTTAACATCCAGCCTGCGCAGAAGACCTACTGGAACTGAGCTTTAAAAAATAAAATTAAGGG